CCCCCTCTATGTCAAATCATCAAGACAAGGCTATCAGTAACCCTGCCGGTGATTCGATATGGGACGCAATCCTCCCCAGGTTTTCGCCTGACGGACTATTGCTTCCGAGGAAACTTCTAACTCAGTTAAAAGTTTTTCGTGGAATAGCATTATGCTATTGCACTAATAAATCATTAAAATTAAAAGAATGGACATCATGGATGTCAATTTGGTTAGGCACTAATATAGGTCTAACTAAAGGAGCGAGAAATATTTTCGTTACTTTTTCTTATGAAAGGCTTATAAAGCTTTTCAGACAATGGGATTCCATCTTAGATGGATTCCTTTTATTTGACTCTTTCTTATTTGTAACAAATGAGAAATTATTCAGAAAATTATTTTCTGATTATGTAAGAATATCCCTTGTTAATCAAGGTTTATCTTGTATTTACTATAAAAATTTTATAGAGAATATTAAGCCCCAGATACTGGAGCTAAAAACACTGGAGAAAACCCAGTGGATTAACGGAAATATTTTTAAAAATGTTTCAACAAAAATCCTTTCTTATAAAAGAGAGGGTGATTTTTGGGATAGAATCCCTCATATATTTTCTTCTAGGCATTTAATGCCTGGAGATTCCAAGTGTTCAGCTAAAGCTTTGAACACTTTTAAAGAGACTATTACTTCGGTTTATAAAACCGAAGGTAAAGTCTTAAAATTCTTTAAACACTGTTTAAAAAAACAAATTTCTATTGCTTTAAGCAATAGAAAAACCCCTAAGAATATTTTAGGGCCTCATCTCAGTATTTCAAATTCTGCAGATGTTTGGACCACCCAATCTGAAGGTGGTAAAGCCATGGCCACTATAAGTGACATCAGGCCAATTTTAGACGAAATCCCTCTTCAAGAGGAGATTTTTATACTACCTAATCAGGATAAAATTATTTTTCTGCCTAATTATCGTAGATGGATTTCAATTTCTAAGAAATTTGAACTAGATCCGCAAACATTGTGGATGTCCGAGCGTTTAGATACGCTCGTTGATCTTCCAGCTCAAAATGGGCTAGATGATTATACAGGCTTGGCGATATATTATTGCGCTCTTAGAATCTATGAATCTAAGAAAAACGAGCCTATAGCTGTCCGAGTTTCGGTTCCACCGGAACCCGGTTATAAGAGTCGTGTCGTTACGGCCGGCCCTTGGTGGATGAATTGTATTCAACAACCTTATGTACATGTCTTGAACGATGTTCTTTCAAGACATCCTAATTGCGCGTCATTATTTACGCGACAAGATCAAGCCTGGCAGGCTTGTAAACTTTTTGCTAAACATTATATGTATAAGCATTTAAAGAAAGACCATTATGTTCTTTCTTCAGACCTCAAAGAGGCTACGGATTCAATTCCGTTTGATATTCAAGAAACTATTCTTGAAGTTTTAATTGATTTAATTGGCAATGATTTAAATATTTTAAAATCATTTGTCTCATCTCGGTTAGTTATACTACCCGACGACTCTAATGTTTTAAATACTAGAGGTATATTTATGGGAGAACCTCTCTCAAAAATTATGCTTGTATGCGTCATGCTCGGATGTTCCGGAATGGCATACACATTTTCTCAAGGAATTTTTCCTCAGAGAATACAGCCCATCCATATTGGAGGGGATGATCACATCATGATAGGAGCTAAAAGCACACTTTCATTTATGACAGAATATCTGTTAAAATGTGGGATGAAAATTTCACCCACTAAGCACGGTACCTCAAAGGTCGCCGTGATGTATACGGAAAAACTTTTAGTTTTCCGCGATAGACAAGTTAGACCAAGAAACCTGGAATATGCTTGTGTAGAAAAGAAGTCAATCTTTGTTGACTCGATTAAAGTGAGATTAATCTCACCTTTTTCAAAGCCCTTAGAGGGCCGAGAAGATAAAAATATAATGATCGGCAAAGCTCGGTCATTAACTAACACTTTAAAGTGGTACGGTAACGTGGGATACCCTCGTTATCTTAAATACGCAACCATAAATAGATTTAAGGCTCGTTTTAGAGAATACCTTTACAAGGAAAATTCTCGTAGCCTAAAATCATTCTTAGAACTCCCTTCACAAGTCGGGGGTCTAGGTCTGGTTTTAGATCAAGACCAAATTAAATTTGATCAGGTACCCAAGATTATAAATTGGGCTATCCGCTGTATTATAGAGCGGAAAAATAAACCTTTTAAAATAAGGTGTATGTTGGGTTCGATGTTATCGAATCCAAGTTTAAGCGAACAAATTAAGTTCGTGAAAGACTTCAATTTACAAATTGAAGAGAATCCCCTCCTTTTAGGACGGGACTACCTTACTTATTGTAAGGAATTTGGCTTGAACCCTAGATATGGGGAAGAAGCAGTAGCTTTTCTTAAAGGAAAGAATATATATCCCTGGTATGATATCAGGAATCTTGTTGAGAGACCTTTTAGGTTTTCTCAGATGTTTAACCATAAAACGGTAAAACAATTTAAAACAATCCCTTTGAAACAGAGGTTTTGTAAATTGTGGAAAGATCTTGAAGATCTTAAACAAGAATCAAAAGAAATCGTCACAGACGATTCTTTAACAAAGCAACTTCTTAAAGAAGCTGTGAAAGAAACATTGATTTTAATTGATTTAAATCAAATTACTACGATTGCTAAAAGCAGCGTAGGACCAAATTTTTCCGAAGAAGATTATCTCGACGGAATTTGCGACGGCAGAATTGAATTCTGCGACGTTCCTGTCGGCGAATTTATTAATAAATTCCTTCCTGACCTAAAAGTTAGGACCGACAGCTCACTAATTAGAGGCTTAGCCTTTAATTAGAAACTTTATAAAATATAAAGTAAGATCGTTATCGACTTTAACCTATTAGTATTTTACATGCTAATAGAAATCGAATTACCGATAGGGGGAGATTTGAG